GTTAGGGAGTCCCTAACAAGTATTGGGGTGCAGGAATTTTGGGCGAAAAAAAAGCCCCTCTTTCGAGGGGCTTCGTGGTGCCGAGTTATTAGGCGCTGGCAGGGATTCTTGCCAGTGCTGATTGCAGGTCTTTGATGAACTGCCCGATGTCACGTATTGTCGTGCTCTCTTTCTTCTGAGCCTGAGCGATCATCTCGCTGAGCACTTTGCGCTTTGTGCTCTCCCATGTTGACTTGTCAGCCCCTGCACCATCTGACTCTTTGCCCTGAGCTTCGCGCCTTGTCAGCGCATTGCGCAGGTCTTTGAGCTTCGAGCCGATCTGCATCTGCCAGTAACGCTTCTCTTCTTTCTTGGCTTCGCTGAGCCCCTTTGTGTCCTTTTTCAGCAAGGCTTGAACCGTTGCAGTGAAGCCTAAGACAATGGCCACCTTCACGCTGTTGAACAGTACAGTGCTCTCGCCTTTCTCAGGGGCTTTCAGCATGGCCGATGTAACACCATCTGCATATAAACCATCAACTGCCTTGGTCTTGCTGTTGTCAGCCCTGACTGTTGCACCTGACCATGTACCAATGTCTTTGATTGTCACATTGGAGAGTTTTGCTGTTGCTTTCATTTCAGTTCCTTTGAGGATTACCCGATTGAACCGCGCTTCGTATGTCCGCATTGCTCAACCGAGGCCTCTACTTTAACAAAGCATAGCATGATTGTCAAGGTAATGGCACGATCTGATACGATCTGTTAGGGATTCCCTAACAAACAAAGCCGAATCAACCACACGGCAGACCCACCCGTACGCCACCCCCCGCTGTATGGTTAGGAGTCCCGGGGCCGCTGTAGGTATACTATTCCAGACGAATACCCCCCACCCCCAAAAAGTGGTAACGCTTAAAAAATAGACTTTTACTCCACGTAGAGACTACCCCCTATCTTGTTTATATGTAACCCACAAAAATTTTTCAGTAGTCACATAGGGGTACCCCCCATAACATCTTTTAGGATACCTACGTGACATAAATCAGGTATACAGGTTCGACACCCCCGGTAGGGAAGTTTGACACCCTAAGAAAATCAGTTACTATTGCGCATCGGTCTACATGGACTTGCGCACAATGACACTTGAACTCACGCCAGAATTCGGGGTAGAGATCATCCCAGACATTCCATACCTCGACCTGCGAGAAAGGGCCGAGGCGGCTTGCCGTTCCATCCTTCTATTAGAAGAGCATGGGCTGGAGGTGCAAGAACCCAACGAGGAAGATGCACAGGTTGCGGCCTCAATCACCACGGCGTACGCCAACAGCCCTCACAACACCAGCAACGCAGTGTCACATGCACGTGCGTCATCGCTGACACCTGCTTCCCTTCAGAACATTCGGTCGTACCTCGACGAGTACGGCAGGGCTGTGGTCACACATGCCATTGAGGTGCGTCACATGGTGACCAACCGGCTGCTGGAAGAGTCTCAGAACCCTGACCCACGCATCAGAATCCGTGCACTGGAGCTTTTGGGCAAGCACAGCGACGTGGGGCTGTTCACCGACAGGTCAGAAGTGACGATCACCCACCAGTCAACGGACGAACTGAAGGCCAGACTGCGTTCCAAGCTCCAGCGACTCATCCAAAAGCCCGATCTGCCCACCGATGCGGTTGAAATTGGGGGTGATGTGATCGACGTGGATGCAGAAATGGGACTCAAACCGGTTCCAGATGCAAAAATAGACGCCGAAATTGCAGAAAATGTGCAAAAACCGGCCTTATACGAGCCGGAAAACGAAAATCCTGAGAGTTCTGGAGCGCCCGTTGGCGATTTCGATGACTGAGGCGACTTCCATAGGTGCAGATGACTTCACGGAAGAAGAAATCCGGCTGATGCTGGACAACATCGACGCCTATACGCCCGAAGAACAGGCCGAAATCGAGAAGATTGCAGACACTATTGGTGGCCGCAAGACGGCCAAGGCATGTTTTGATGATCTGGTGGAGTTCTGCAAGCACATGCAGCCAGACTATATTGTAGGCAAACACCACCGTAGGCTGGCCAACTTGCTGATGGACATCGCTGCGGGCAACAAAGACCGGGTGTGCGTGAACATGCCACCACGCCATGGCAAGTCGCAGATGGTGTCTATCTATTTTCCAGCGTGGTTCTTGGGGAAGTATCCGAACAAAAAAGTGCTGATGGTGTCGCACACCACAGACCTCGCCGTAGACTTTGGCCGCAAGGTCAGAAACATCATTGACTCAGATGACTACAAACTTGTCTTTCCGAACGTCGGGCTGGCCGCTGACTCTAAGAGCGCGGGGCGCTGGAGCACAAGTGCTGGTGGAGAGTATTTTGCATGTGGCGTCGGTTCTGCTTTGGCTGGCCGTGGCGCTGATTTACTTCTGGTGGACGACCCCCACAACGAGCAGGACATCATCAACGGAAATTTTGACGTGTTTGATAGAGCGTACGAGTGGTTCACATACGGTGCACGTACTCGTCTTATGCCGGGAGGACGGGTTGCCATTGTTCAAACACGCTGGCACCAGAATGACCTGACTGGGCGCGTTACGGGGGACATGAAATCCAACGAGGGCTCTGATCAGTACGAGGTGATCGAGTTCCCGGCCATCGTAGACACCGAGCAGGCTGACGGCTCTATCGTGCAAAAGCCGCTGTGGCCAGAGTTCTTTGACATGAAGGCGCTGCTGCGCACCAAGGCGTCGATGCCTACGTTCCAGTGGAACGCGCAGTACCAGCAGAACCCCACCGCAGAAGAAGCATCGGTCGTCAAGCGCGACTGGTGGAAGCTGTGGGAGAAGGAAGACCCACCAACATGTGAGTACGTGATCATGAGTCTGGACGCGGCGGCTGAGAGCCACAACCGCGCTGACTACACCGCCCTGACAACGTGGGGCGTGTTCATGAACGACGAGGAGGGGTGCCACAACATCATCCTCCTGAACTCAATCAAGAAGCGGCTGGAGTTTCCCGAACTCAAAGAACTCGCGTATTCTGAATACAAGGAGTGGGAGCCCGATGCGTTCATCGTGGAGAAGAAGTCTGCGGGTACGCAGCTTTACCAAGAGATGAGACGTACCGGCATTCCTGTGGGGGAGTTCACCCCCCACAGAGGTAGCGGAGACAAGCTGGCACGGTTAAACTCTGTGGCGGACATCGTGCGCTCTGGGCTGTGCTGGGTGCCTGACACCCGCTGGGCCGAGGAGGTCGTGGAGGAGATTGCAGGTTTCCCGTTCATGAGTAACGATGACTTGGTGGACTCAACGGTCATGGCGCTGATGCGGTTTCGCCAAGGGGGCTTCATCCGATTGCCTTCTGACGAGCCGGATGAGATTCGATATTTCAAGTCCCGCAAGGGCGGATACTACTAAGGACAAATCATGGCAGCAACAGATTCAATGAGTAAGGGCTTGTACTCCGCGCCGCAAGGTCTGGAGAGCTTGGGGGACAGTATCGAGATGGAGATGGACGAGGAAACCGAATCGACCATCAACATGCTGCCTGACGGCGGTGCAGAAATCATCATGGGCGAGGCCGAGGTTGAGGGAGGTGGCGAGTCTGACTTTGAAGTCAACCTCGCTGAGCACATCGACGAGGGCAAGCTGAACGAGTTATCCAGTGAACTGATTGAGTTGTTCGAGGCCGACATGGTGTCTCGCAAAGACTGGGCTGACACATTCGTCAAGGGTCTGGAAGTGCTGGGCTTCAAGTACGAGGAGCGCACCGAGCCGTGGGACGACGCCTGTGGCGTGTACTCAACCGTGCTGGCAGAAGCTGCGATCAGGTTCCAAGCTGAGACCATGAGCGAGACATTCCCCGCTGCTGGCCCTGTCAAGACAAAGATTCTTGGCAAGACCACAAAGGAGAAGGAAGAAGCCGCTGAGCGCGTGCGCAACGACATGAACTATCAGTTGACAGAGCGCATGGTCGAGTACCGGCCAGAGCACGAGCGCATGTTGTACTCGCTGGGCCTTGCAGGTAGCGCGTTCAAGAAGGTGTACTTCGACCCGCTGCTGGGCCGTCAAGTCTCTGTGTATCTGCCAGCAGAAGATGTTGTGGTG